GTTCGTTTTTGTTCTAAATCTAAATAAAATTTTAATGCTCGTCTATTCACTCCAAATTTTTTGAAATTTAAATTTTGAATACTCAAACCTTCCAAGTTTCGCGCACGTGACAAACCCACATATGCCTGAGAAACGACAAATATATTTGCCAAGTTAATTGAGACATAATCCAAACTGGATCCTTGTGATTTATGAATTGTGGTTGCATATGCGAGTTTTAAAGGAATCTGACTAAATGTCCCGATTTTTGTTGAGTTGATTTCAATATTCCATTGATGATGTTCAATAATCTCTTCTGTTCCATCCAAGAATTTTACAATTGGTAAATCACTTGTCTTTGTAAATCCAGTTATGACACCACGAGATCCATTCACCATATTTTTAAATTGATTCTTATTCCATAATAACATTACCTGTGCACCAATACAAAGATCCAACTTATCTGGTGCGTTACATAATTTCAAATATTTTTCATAAGATTTATACAATTCCTTTTTTGGCTCCCACGTAATTTTATAACTTTTTTTTTCACATTTATTTTGTTGAATTTCCTGTTGAATTTTCATTTTATTAATTAAATCAACATTACAATTCAACGCATATAAATTTGTTGGCTTAATTCCATATTTATTTTCGAGTTTTACGTTTAATCGTGACCGCAACAACCTTTTTGCCTTTTTTGTTATATGTCCCAATCGGATTGAATTTAAAATTTCCTGAAAATCTTTATTATCTTGTCTTTTGATTTCCGTTAAATACACAATTTGCTGAATCGTTTCTGTCCAAGACCGAGATTCAAATGCATATTTATTGGAGTCCACTGTTGGTAGCTGTAACCAATCACCGCTTACAATTACACAAATACCTCCAAACACATTTTCTGTTTTTCTTAATTTTCTAGCAATATACTCTAATTTATCAAATAATACAGGAGAGATTAGAGAAATTTCATCAATAATAAGCATTTCAACTTTTTTCCATCGACTAAGAGCTCGCTTGTTACGTTTAATTTCACGAATTAATTCTTCTACTGGTTTTTTACCCAACCCAATTCCCGCCCAACTATGAAGTGTTTGACCCTTCAACATAACAGCTGCCACTCCAGTACTCGCAGTCACCGCAATATTTCGAATGGTTTTATAGCGTTGAATAACTTGTTTTAATAAAAATGTTTTTCCACATCCTGCTCCTCGTGATGTGATAAAAATATTTTGTTTTTGATCAATATAAAAAAACGCGGATTTTTGTTCATCAGTTAATAAATCCATTTTGTATTATTTATAATCGAATTTATTTTTTATATTCAAATTTTATTAAAAATAAAAAAACATTAATTTTATTTATAGCAATTTAACAGCAATTTAACAGCAATTTAATAGCAATTTAACGACAAATTATTAATAATTTATTTCTACTTATTGAGGATTTATATGTGGTGGCATAAATGGTAGTTGACTGAGTGGTAGTAGCGGTTGACTGAGTGGTAGTAGTGGTTGACTAAGTGGCAGTGAATCTGTTACATCTGCTACATTAAGAGTTCCCATCTGATCGTGAATATCTGCGCTCAATTGTCGTTGTAGTTGTGTAAATTCCGGATCAACTCCACCTGGAGTCACGGAAGCTTGACGTGAACATTGACGAATACTTTGATATGCGTTTGTAACATATTCTGGTGTCGCGCTGACTTGAAGTGACAATTGAGGCGCAAATCCCATCAATTGACCTTGCTCCCGTACATCGAAATTCGCTCCGGCAAAAATACATTTTGCTCCGTATTTTTTACGATGTTCCTCTACGACTCGTTTCATATCTTGTCTGGAATGTGTTGAACAATTATCCTCACCATCTGTAAATACAGTGAGAACCACAGGAATTTGAAAATCGAGTTTTTGTAGATGACCCCGTTGTGATTTAGACAATCCTTCCCAAATAGCATCAACCATTTTTTGCTGATGTTGTACAGATTGAATGACAGCATCATATAATGCGGTGGATCCACCAGGCATCATATCTCGTTGTATTGTTTCTAAACATGATTTTGTCAATGTATCTGCTGTGCCTTGAAATGAACATTGAATTTGATTGTCAAATGTATATACCAAACAATGTGTTTTTGATGGATCCATCTCATTTTGCCAATCTGAAATAATATTCATACTACCTGTAATCTGCGTTCCCATTAATAATAACATAGACCCAGAACGATCTGTAACTAATCCCACTACAGTGCCCAACTCATTGGGAGATGGTGCTGGGCGATTACTACTGTGTTTTTTTAAATCGGGAACCGATGTAGTTGGTTGATTCGCATCTGGATTTCGTTTACGTTTTACTGCGTCTAAACAAGACAATTTTCTGTCAATTTCAACAGATTGTGTAGTTGATGTAGTTAATTTCGAAGATGACATTATTGTTTCCAAGTAATGTCAGTTAATTTAAATTATTATGGTGGTAAAAATAATTACAATAAAAAATCACAATAAAAAATCAAATTTTTTTGCCCTATCAAGATAAATGAACCATATCGCGATATCACATGTGATTAAAAACATCACATAGTCACACATTGGTTTTGTTTCGAAAAATATAAATTTCTGAAATATTTTTATATCAACTATCCAAGTATAGAAAAAAATAATAAAAAATGTTGAGATTTTTTATATCACCTAATTTACATAAATTACCTACAAAACTTATTTCAACTTATTTAAATGGCATTAATTTAAAACATCAACCATCAATGACAAAAAAAATAGTTACCATTAAACCAGTTGAATGTCCAACATGTTACAATTCATATTTTGATTCGACATCTTTTACATTCAAACCAGAACCATCGTTCATTCCACCAGGTAAATCACGAAAATTTAAGTCTGAATGGAAGTTGAAATCATTTGGCGAAAAGAAATACTAATTCGCTTTCCTTTTGGTGAATTTTCTTTGGAAATTCCATGTGTGAATTCATTTTGACAATTTCCACACATTGTCACAATAGATCCATGATCTAATTGAACTTTATAAGTTGTCTGTGTAGTTTGTCCAGCTGTTTTTGGTTTTAAAATTAAATTACGAAAGTTGCTTTTAACTGGATTTTCATAAAAAGACAAAATACTTATTTTTGCACCATCAATCATTTGTTTTTGACAATCAGCATGTTGAGCAATAAAATCATTTTCATCCTCATACCAATTTACAATGACCTGATTGTATTTGGGATCAAAACGTTTCATTTCATTCCAATAAATTTTAAAAATAGATGGTAAATCTTCTTGATTTTTAGATTTATCTAATCCAGAATACATATAAGAACTTTTATGATGTGTAATATTAATAGGAGTGTGCAAATAGGATTTCGAATATCGATTTACTTTAACTTCTTGATTTCCCATAATTATTTTATGTTTTTTTTTCGGATGGTAATTCCACAAAAGGGAAAATAATGTTTGATCCATTTTACAAAATATCGAATTGATAAAACGTATTTCCAATTGAGATGTATTGGATAATGAAATCTTATCATATTGAAATATTCCATCATCATGAATTTGTGGAATAATAGTTTTTATTTCAATTGTGGTAACAAGACTGTTTATTTTATCACTCGTTTTGTTATGTATTAATTTATCATTGGATTTTTTCATTTGTTTTTTATAAGTTAAATGAATTGCTTTTTGTAAATTTCGCTCACACATGATTTGGTCTATTTTTTTTACACTATCAACAATACAGAAATGATTATAACGAAATTCATTGTATTCTGTATAAGATAATGGATTTTCCAGAATAAAACAATCAACATAAAGATTAAAAATATTTTGATCAAACAAAAATGAATTACTTGATGGATCAATAGCCATTCCGTAAATTTTTTGAATTAAATTTGGATTTAATTTTGAGTTCAAATGGTCTAGTAAATTATGAAAATACATGGCTTTTTTTAAACAAATTAAAATTGGAGATTTGTATTTTAATGATGGATCATATTCTTGATTCAATTTGTTAAAAATATTTTTAATTTTTTTCAGAGGTTCTGACGAATAAATTGTTTTAAATGAAGGAATATCTATAGTTTTGCGTGTGTCTTTTATAGTTAAATCATCCAATGTGATTTGCGGATTATCGTTGCTGTATAATTTTTCCAATGACGATGATTTAATGAAATGTTTATGAGACATCCAAAATTTCTTTGAAAAATTATAACCATAATGAATGGCTTTTATAATTCGATAACGTTGTAAATGTGAATAATAATCTTTATTATAACCATCCCCAATAACCATCCTGGTTCTAATTGATTCCAAACATTCCTTTGTTGCTATAGTTTTTGTTCCTGGCTTCCAATGACATCGACAATAACTTAAATCAAATTTCAAAATTAAATTTATCGGTTGCAAATTTGTGTATATTATATTAACATCTGGAAGTTCATGGTTATCATCAATAAGTTCGATCATGTTGGGATAAACATTGACAGTTCCATAAAAAGGAAACATCTCAAGAAATGCCGGTTTAAAATTTCTTTCTTTTGTAACCCAAAAATCTAAATCACTCTGTATAGAACGTCGTTCAATCATATTGGTTACAGAATGACCTGCTAAAATATAACCATTAAATGATAAAGAGGAAATAAATTGAAATGTTTTTTCATTACACCAAAAGTTTTTTAAATCTTGGTTCATTATTGAATTGATCACATGATTTCATTTTTTGAAATCAAATTTATAATTTTATAGAGTCTTAATTTTTTATACAAAATATAGATTCTAACCAAGTATTTTATAAATCCAATAAATCCAATAAAAACGTAATATAATTAAAATTTAATTTTTCATTTGTTTTTTTCGTTTAATTTTTTTTCTCAAACAAAATTATTTTGTTGTCATATAGTATAAAATGGTAGTCATCAAAAAAATGAAAAAATGCGGGTCAAGACGACAAGTTTACAATGGAACTGCTGAAAAAACTTCAGGTGGTTTAAAACGTAATGATTTAAAAAAAAACAAACGAGGTTTAATTGTTTCAGTAAGGGCATCTAATCTTGCTAAAAAAAATAATCGATTGGTAAAAGCTGGATATATCACCAAAAAAGGTGTGTTCCGCAAATTCACTAAAAAACACTAAATCGCTTTTGTAAAAAAATCATTATTTAACAACTAAGTTTAAAATCTCATATGTGGGATTTTAAACTTAAGCATCTTTGATTCCAATGGATCTGGATTTACCAACTTCTCTGCTTCCTTCTTTTCCGTCTTAAATACATAACTAATATGAAATTGATTTAAAACATTCACATGTTCACGATATTCACCTTCTGACGGTCGTACCAATGTCTTAAATTTAAATAATTCTGGCGTAATTTGAATTCGATATTTGCGGTTCAGTAACAGTTGAGCAACTGGTTCAATATAAATAGTACAAGTTGGAGGTTTCGATGTATCTTCTTTTGTAAATATTTTAACAGGTACACTGTATTTTTCATGTGTTTCAAATTCAAAACCATGTTGAGGTGTTAAAGTAGGCTTTTCCAAATAAGAACCAACTATCTTGATTAGTTCATTTGTCAATAAACATTTTTGCAAAATCACAAAATGTAAAGATTGAATTGGATGATAACCATTAGATGATTTATATCCAACTGATTTTGGAAGTAAAAATAATTGAGCTTTCAAAAAATTAGCAATATTAAACGCATGAAAATAATTTTGGAAATTAAATGCCATCATGGAATACATTTTATTTCCATTTTGTTTAATAGAATTAAAAATATCAAGTATGTCTCTTGTTTTCAACTTGATTTTAATTGAAGATTGTGCTGAACAAACACCATACGGTTTTGGAAAGACACTTGCTGTTCCAACATAACCACTGAATATTCCTGCTGGGAGGCGTAAAACAAATGTAACAGGTGACATTTCTTCTGTGATAATTTCATGATTTCCAATTAATTTTTTTTGATCTTTTGTCACCAGACGTATTTGATTTTCTGGTATTCCAGAAACATGATGAAGTTCTTTTATTAATTCATGTCCAGTGGAATATTCAGGCAACGCAATTATATATTTATGTTTATTTGCTAAATTTGTCACAATGATAGACATTATTCTCGTGGATTTTTCAGATGGTAATGGTTCATTCGAATTTGGTAAAAATCGTTTTAAGGGAAGAAACCCTGGTTTTGCATGTCGAAGATGAAAAGGTAAAACATAATCGGTTGGTGGTGGGGCACATAGAATTAGTTGGAAATCATCTTTTTGTGACATTTTTTTATTAATTAATTTTTAATAGTTAAACTTTGCGGAACAAAAAAAAAAAAGATTTCAAATTTATTTAATAAAAAGTTGTGATAAAAATAATAATTTTGAATTTTATATTGAAAATAACTTTGTAAAATCAAACAATAATAAATATGAATCCATATAAAGATCA